GGAGATCCTTCATCGTGCGCTTCACAGGCTTTCTGGCGCCAGTTTTTCCCATTTAGACCTGCAGGAGAGCCATACGAACCACAACCACGAGGATCTTGTGGAGAGTCTGGAAGTTTACAGATGTACTGCCATGAAGAAACTGGAGGGCTGAAGTATGGAAGTATTCAAGAGCTGGAGGATGTTCGGACTTTATTTCTATGTCTCGAGCATCAGGATGAAGAGACGTCGGACCATGGACGAGAAGATGCGCAAGCAGCACAAGGAACTGAAGAAAAAGAAGCTGCTGCTTTACAAGAAGCAGGATGGTCGCTGTGAGGCATGTGGTCGGCACTTTGGTACGGAAGCACTGGAGCTACACCATTTGGTGGGAGTCAGTGAGAATCCTGGCCTGGCGCTGGTGCTAAGCAACATGGTGCTGCTGTGCCACGAGTGCCATTGCGAAGTGCATAGAGAACGATGTGCCTCTCGTGCTTTTGCTGCGACGGGGTCGCAGCAAACGGAACAGGAGGGCAACAGTTAAGACAGATCCTACATTCCCAAAAATAGATAATCAGAGAGCGCCACGGCCCGTGATGGGTAGTGGCGCTCATTTTTTTTGCGAAAAAGTTTGGAGATATGGAAAAAAGTTGTAACTTTGCATCCGGAAACCTCTTTGGAACAATGGCCGGTATGGAAGGCCGTTCCTTAGGGGTTTCTATTTTACGATAGCGTAGAACTGCTCAAAGCCTTTTTCATGGATTTCGACTTTGACGTTCCATTCCTTTCCTTTGTACGAGAACTTGTAACGGTTATAGCCTACGACTTTGCGTTTTTTCTTCTTTTCGAGGTTCTTCCTGTCTTTCTCACTGTTCGGATTTTTTCCTTCTCCAAACGGGCTCGGTTTCCTGTCTCTCAGTTCTTCAGGATGCGTCCATATATAACGTGCGGCATCTATTTCTTTTACGTTATAGCAATGACTGAGGAACCTGTCAAGCACCTTGGCAGATTGAAGCATAGATCCAGTCTGCACGCTTGAGACAGGTGCGTTTCTGTCTTGTGTGGGCAGTTCGCTTTTCAATTCTTCCCTCCAAGTCTTAACCTGCTTTCCTGAAACAGAGTAGCATTCTCGAATGAGTTTACACGCAGCGCACAGTTCGTTCTCTGGGACGAAGGCGAGAGTTTTTCCGACGGCAGAACCGTCGGTCGCGGTGGTTTTGGCAACCGGGCAGTTGCGGCATCGTGAGATGGTATAGGGGTTGTAGTCAGGAATGGTTTTGCGCTCTATTCCAGGATTGAAGTGGAAGATGTTTCTCGGATCTGCTCCTGTGGCTTCCTCTCCCCGTTGCATTGCCTCGTCGTGCGGTGTGACGGGATATTTTGACTTTCGCACCTGTACGACGGTACACCGGCAGTTCCATCCGTTTGGCGGGTAGTAGTCTCTCCAGAACGGGTCGTCGATGGGTAGCGTTACCCTGTCGAGCGCAGCATGTTCCGGGCGTACTTTGTCGTCGCCCGCGGTGCGGTACTGGAGATTGTATCGTTCGCCATCCTGCTGGAACTGCTCCCATTTAGCCGCCATAGCCGCCGATGCCTGGCAGAAGTTATACTCAGCGCGGAGGTAGTTTCGGTTGTAAGTCTGGTTGATGTTTTGAACGTCGTTTAAGAACTGTTCGAATGGCTTTCGGGTGCCGTTCTCATCGATGAGAGACGGGAATGCCTCGTGGAGTTCATGGAACGTCTTGATGCCTGAGAAGATGTAGTCGGACTGCTGCAGTCGTCTACGCATGATATCGGACATCGGCACCTGCTGGAAGCTGCTGTCGAGTATGGCTGCGTGCGTCTGAATGAAGTTCTGCGTCTCCGGTTCCTCGAGAATTGAAATCTGGAATGCTGCCCCTTCCTGCTGGTGGAGTACCTTCATCATGGCATTGAAGTGGCTGGCGAGCTGCTCTTGGGCTTCTTCCTCCAGTTTGGTGAGGGTTGCTGTGGTACAGCGACAGACAGGACTGCTGATGAGTTGGGCATAGCGCTGGTGTAGCCCCAGGTAGTCACTGGGGCTCAGTCGAAAAAAGGTTTGGCGTTCTTTGTTCCGTTTTCCTCTTGTGGCTGCGACTGGGTCGCAGCAAACGTGACCTGTCGTCGCTCTCCGACAGGCATGTTGTATTTCTCCTCGAAGTAGGCCGGGTCGACTTCGTAGTTGTTGAGCACGAGAGCTTCGTATGCCCGCTGCTGTTCCGGCGTGTAGTCGACGGAGTAGTCCCAATCGAAGTGAATGCCTTTGAGCGGGAATCCATGTCTGACCATCTTCGGAATGAGTTGCCCATTGATGATGTCGCGCAGCATGTCGCAGTCGGCCTCGATGATGTTCTGGAGCACTTCGAGGTGCGTCTGCGACTGAGAGAGCGAACTGCCATCCTCGAGCGTCATGGTCTGTCCGATGATGAGTTTTGAGAGTTCAGAGTTCGCACGTTCGATGCGTCGGTCGTAGACATTGAAGGCATCGCCCTTTGTGGACTCGACGACCTCGATTTCCGTTCCTTGCTGGAATATTCCCCAACCTTCAGTTCCCATATCGGCCATCATCTTCTCCATCCGTGCCAGTTCCTTTTCGTCACGAGCCTGTGTCCGAGCTATACGCATGGGCATGCCGAAGATTTCGGCAAAGGTGTCCCAGAAGGCGAGCGCATTCTTTTTGGGAATCGTCTGTGTAGCCGCCTTGAGAAGCAGTCCGAGATCCTCGGGCCTTCCTACCTCGATGAGCCAATCGGCAAAGGGCCGCTGGCGGTAGTCGATTCCCGTTTGCCACGTCTGCGAGAGGTCAGGAATGACCCTGTGGTATTCCGGAATGACATGCTTACGCGGAATGAGCTTGACTCCATTGTATGCCAACGATCCATTCTCGTCGGCCACGATGTCGCCTAGTTCGATGAGCGAATGCCCCCAGTAGTTCGCCTCGAGCGCATATCGCATGAGGTCCTTGAACCAGGTTGTGTTGAAGAACTTGGCAGCCTCCTGATCCTCCTCGTCCTTCTCGTTGACCAGCTTGAAAGACCGAGCCATGACGAACCCGGCACGCTGCTGGATGCATCCAGAGAGATGCAGGTCGATCAGTGCATCGCGGTAGATATCATAGAGAGCCTTGCGGTCTGGGTTGTCGACGTTGATTGCCCTTTGCCAGGCCAATCGCCAGTCGCCGATATCGCGTCGTGTCAGCGAGTCGGTGGTTCGCTGCAGTTCCATGACCGTTTTCTTTAGCTTTTTTCGGTCGTTTTTCCTTGCTAGGTTGAACGTTCCGTAAGGTGTTCTGAGGACACGTCCGTTCTGCGCGTCCCACCATTGTCTGGGCATCCGTACTTGAGCGGGAACCCTACCGGGTTGCCGTCGTCGTCGGTTGCGAGCGGGAGATCAGGGACAATGGTACCCTTCTGCACCCCTTCGAGCCAGCTGATGGCACGCTCGTAGCGTTCCTTGCGTATTTCCATTCCCATTTTCTGCGGTAGCGATGCCGCCATGTGATAGAGTGCACAGTCGGCTGCATACATGACGATGAGTCTGTTGCGGTTGTCGCCTGTAGCAGAGAAAATGCTATCGGTGTCATACTTCGGTCGTAGATATCCGGCCAGTTCCTCGATGGCTTCCGCCTCAGCATTCTCGCGGTTCTCCTGGCTGACCTGGCTGACGACCTTCAGCGCCTGGTCGCCGATGACGACTTTGTAGTCTTGGTCTGTGATGAACATACTTTTGCGGTTTTTAGAGTTGCTGTGGTACAGCAACATACTGGACTATAGGGTTGTATATAGCGCTTTTTTTTCGAGGTGAGCAATGGTGATACCCTTTCGGAAGATGCCGTTACGGCAGAACTTCCGCAGTTCCTGCTTAGAGAGCACCTCTAGATGCTTGTTGATGACAAGAACCATGTACTTCCGGTGCGTGATTTTGTGGAGCCTGTCGGCCTTCTTGACAGCCCTCTTGAATTGGAAGGCGAAGACGAGATCTTTGATAAGTTGATGCATATTATTCTTTTTTAGAGTTACTGTGGTACAGCAACAAACGGTACTACCATTGGTTCTTAGGTGAGGGTCGATGGCCGAAGACAGGTTTGTAGAGTTGCATGCGGGTGTTCTTCTGCAGGATGTAGATGGCTCCCTCGTCGGCATCCGGTGCGTCGTCGTTTCCCGCCATTCCTTTCTCGAAGGCGAGCAGCTGTTCCAGTCCGGCCTGCATGTCAGGATCATCCTTCTGTGCCTGGTCATAGAAAACGAATCCCCTTTCCCAGAGCGGGCTGATCGCCTCAATGCGCTGGAACTTGTCCGGCTTTTTTCGCGTGTCGCCTGAGATAGGCAACTGATATCCCCGGCTGTTGCCTTCAGTTGTGAACTCGTCGAGGAGGATGTCTTGCATGAACGAAGCCTCCATGTAGAAGTTGATGGCGATACCCTGCTGTAGGCTCCACTCGTAGAGGTCGTAGCACCATCGCACGAGCTCAGCAACCGACGCCTAGCGTACGAACGCCCTGAGGTGCCACAGGTTCGTGCCCTGCTTTGCCCAGAGCTTCGCCGCCTTTGTGTCGTTAGACTTCTTGGATTTCCACGAAGGGTCGATGTAGAGCACAAATTCAGAGAAATTCTTCCATGCCGGGCGCTTTGCCCATCGGATCCATTCCTGCCGGAAGACGGTTCCCTCGACAATGGGGTTATGCATCATCTCCTTGTTCCAAGCGCGGTAGCCCACGAAATCGGCATATTCACGCGCCTCCTCCTTCGTCCACTTCTCCTTCCAGACGGGATTCCCCTCGTTGTCGACCGCCTTTATCTCAGAGACATGCACGCCCTTTGTGGCGCAGATGTTAGCCAGTACCGAAGTCTTCGATATGAGGTTTCCGACCATGATGAATCGTCCACGTCCGACGTCGAGTGCTCCGAAGAGCGCCTCCTTTACCCAGTCGGTGAGTTCCCGGACACGTCGCTCGTTGCGGCAGAGCTCATCGTCGTCGAGGTCGTCGATGACGATATAGTCAGGTCGCGCCTCTCGCTTACGCAGTCCACGAGGTGACTGTCCTCGTCCGCATGCCAGGAAGTAGACCCCATCCTTTGTCTGGAATTCCCCTTCCGTCCAGCTTCCCGCCGACATCTGCTTTCCGAAGTC